GATGGGTAAGATGGCTGCAAAAGCACTTGCTGCTGCTACTGCATTTAGGCTTATAGGACAAGTTGTAAGTGGTGCTATAAAAACATTTACTGCTTTTGAGTTCCAAATGGCTAAGGTTAGAGCAATATCTGGAGCTAGTAATAAGGACTTTAAGAAATTATCTGAAACTGCTCAACAGTTAGGTAGAACTACATTCTTTACTGCAACACAGGTAGCAGAACTTCAGACTAATTACGCTAAATTAGGTTTTACTACTAAAGAGATTTTAAATGCTCAAGAAGCTACTCTTTTACTAGCAACAGCAACAGGTAGTGATTTAGGTAGAGCAGCTATAGTTGCAGGAGCTGCAGTTAGAGGGTTTGGGTTAGATGCTAGTGAAACAACTAGAGTAGTAGATGTAATGACTCTTTCGTTTAATTCATCTGCATTAGATATTGAGAAGTGGCAGACTTCTATGACTAAAGTAGCTCCTATTGCTGCAGGAATGAATATTGAGTTAGAGGATACTGCTGCTATTATGGGTACACTTACAGATGCAGGTATTGAGGCATCTATAGCAGGTACATCTATGAGAAACATATTCTTAAAGATGAAAGATTCATCATCTGACTTATCTAAGTTCTTAGGCTTCACTGTAAACAGTTCTGTTGATTTATCTAAAGCACTAGAGAAGTTAGGTACTGCTAGTGATACTACTTTAGATGGACTTGTTAATATCAGACAAGTTGCTGCTTTTAGTGTAATGGTTAAGGGAGCTAAGAGAGTAGAGAAGCTTACAGCAGAGTTGAGAAATGCGAAGGGAGCTGCTGAAGAAGCTGCTAGTATTATTGGAGATACGCTAGAAGGTGCGTTTAAAAGATTAACTTCAGCTACACAAGGATTAGCTATAAAACTTACTGCAGACTTAGGAGGTGGACTTCAAGATATGATTGATGGATTTGCTAACTTCATAAATAGACTTACAGATTCTTCAGCAGCTATTGCAATTACTATAAGAGGGATAATTAAGTTAGTTAAATGGGTTGGAGCTATGGCTCTTGGAATAAAGATTTACAGTGCAGCTATGTTAGCTTCTGCAGCGACAACAGGTGTATTTAGTAGAGCATTGCTTTTAGCTAGAATAGGAGCAACGAAATTCACTACTGCTATAAACATCTCTAGGGTAGCAATGAAAAAGTTTCTAGTAGGTAGTGGTATTGGTATTATAGTTTTAGGATTAACAGAACTTGCTGCTCATTTTATTTTTGCTGGAGAAGCTGCTGATGGCGCTAATAGTTCTTTTGATAAAAGCACTAAAGCATTGAAACTACTACATAAACAAGAGAAAGAAAGGTCTGATTTTAATAATAGAGTATTAGCTAAAACAATAGAGCAGGGAAAGATAGATTTAGAACTGCAAGATGAAGCAATCAATAAAAATAAAGACAAAGCATCTGCATTAGCAATAGCAGCAGGTAAAGCAGTAAGAGATTCTAAAGAACAAAACGATATAATATTAGAGAGAAATGAAATAATAGAACAGCAAGAAATTCTTGAGAAAAAGAGAATCAAAATAGAAACAAATAACTCTCAGATTAGACAAAACACATTAAAAAAAGCATTTGATGATGATATTAAGATGGAGGAAAGTAGGAACTCACAAGCAATATTAGCCGCCAAACAGAGATACCTAAACGACATTGACTCTAAGAAAGTATTTGATGAAAAAATAGAGGAGCTTCATATAACTCACTTAGCTAATATGATTAAGGTTAAGACTAAGCATAAAGAAGATTCATTAATACTTCAAGATGAATTATTAACTTCTCAAATAAAAGCACACGAGAGTGAGATACTCACATTTGATGATGTTCAGAAAAAGATTAAGAAAGATAGAGATAATGCAGTTCTTGCAGAAAACCAGAGAAATCTAAAGTTTATTCAGCAGGATGACAATACTAAGGAAGACCTTGAGAAAAACGCTAAAGAACATTCAGATAAGATTATATCAATAGAAACCACTTCTTTCAATGCTCAGACAGCAAATGCAGAGATATACGGAGTTGAGAAAACATCAATAGAACAAGCGTTTGTTGATTTCCAGTTAGCAAATATAGATGAAGTTGCATTAAAACAAAAAGAAGTTGATGAGAAAACATTAGAAGATAATAAGATATTAGCTCAACAGAAACTTGAAGTAATGAAGGCTTCTTCAGATGCTATATTCACAATAATGTCTGGGAACTTAACTAAACAAACAGAAAGAGAAACTAAAAAACTAGAGGAGCAAAAAGATTCTGGTTTAATATCTCAGGAGGAATATGAAGTTGGGGTAGAGGCAATACAAAGAAAAGCTTTTGAGAGGAAGAAACGAATGGATATAGCTCAAGCGATTATAAATGGTGCTTTAGCTATGACAACAGTTGCAGCTCAAACAGGGATATTAGCTTTCGCATTTTCTCCATTCATAGCAGCAATGACTGCACTTCAGATTGGTGTAATATCAGCTCAGCAATTTGCAAAAGGAGGAATGATAGAGGAGTTTGCTAACGGAGGGATGGTACAAGGTAAATCACACGCACAAGGAGGTGAGAAGTTTGCAGTAGGAGGAAGGGTGGTTGAATTAGAAGGTGGTGAAGCTGTTATAAACAAAAGAAGCACATCAATGTTCTCTAGCCAATTATCTGCTATGAACGCAGCAGGAGGAGGTGTTAAGTTTGCTGATGGAGGATTACTTAATCAACCTTCATTCTCACAGCAACAATTCAATGCAGTAGGTCAAAATCAAATGGTGGGAGCTATGGGTAGTTCAGGTAAGGTGGTAGTAGTTGAGGCAGATATTACTGATAGTCAAAATACTGTAAGTGTAATACAATCTCAGGCTACAATTTAATAATTAAAAAAGTAAACAAATGTTTGTTGATAAAAAAACTAAATTAGAACGACTAGATATATGTAAAAGTTGTAGTTTCTACCGAAACTTTCTATTGTTAAAGACACCTAAGATAAGTAAAGGTGCAAGGTGCTTCAAATGTAAGTGCTTCCTAGAAGCAAAGACATCATTAACAAAGGAGTTTTTTGGTAAATGTCCAGAAAATAAATGGTAAAACTTTACATATGAATTTCAAAGAAATCTCTGCTAATTATAGCAAAAACAAAAGAAGTATGATGACTGATGCAGTTATTAGAAATAAGAATCAGGCACAAATTAATGACACTTATCATTCTTCATCCTTAAATACAATGTTTGCAGAATGGCATTTATTATTTCCATCACACAAACAGCAAATGTCCTGTCATTCTTGTAGAGCTGCAGTGTGTAAATTTTGGGAAACTATGGTAGATGAGTGGATAGAAGAAGAACAAACACCAAAAAAGAAAAATGTCCCTAAAAAAAATAAGACAAAATAAAGTAGATGTAGTCTTTGACTTCATTGAAATTGCTGGTACTGAGTTGGAAAAGAGGTTTGGAGATAATCCGACTAGCAAGGACATTGTAAGGCATCTTGCCGAAAGAGGATTAATTGAACCTAAGAGAATTAGGAACTATATGATTATTGCTGATTTTGATAAGATGTTAGTTGGAAATGAAGGGAGTAGAACTCACACTTGGATGGACTTATCTATTAAATATGACATAAGTGAGAGTATGGCTCAGAACATAGTCTATAAGGAGAGGAAAAAGGCTATACCATCAAGTAATATCACATTCTAAAAGTTTTGTAGGTAAATTGGGTAAGATTATAAACGCTTACTTGTATTTTTGCTGCTATGAACGAAAAATGGTATAACATTCAAAATAAAGCAGGTGAAACTGCTGATATATATATCTTTGATGAAATTGGAACTTATGGAGTAACTGCACAAGACTTTATCTCAGAAATCAAAGGACTAAAAGATATGCCAATCAACTTACGCATCAATTCGCTTGGAGGAGATGTGTTTGATGGAATGGCTATGTATAATGTAATTAAAAGGAGAGAAGCTAAGACCACAGTCTATATAGAGGGTATAGCGGCAAGTATCGCTACTATCATTGCTTTAGGTGCAGATGAGGTGATAATGGCTGAGAACTCTTTATTTATGATTCATAACGCTTGGGGAGGAACTTCAGGAGAGGCTAAGGATATGCGTAAGACTGCAGAAACTCTTGATAAGATTACAAGTGAACTAACAGACATTTATGTAAAGAAAACAGGGTTATCATTTGAGGCTCTTGCTGAGATGATGGATGAAGAAACTTGGTTGAATGCTGAAGAAGCGTTTGCATTAGGATTCATTGATACTATATCTGACTCTATTAAAGTGGCTGCAAAGTATGATGTATCTAAATTTAAGAACATCACGCAGGAAGAAATTAAGAATAAATTAAGTATTAATATAAATAACAAAAAAATGACTAACGAGTTAAAAGATTGGTTCAATAGCAAGGTTGAGGAAATTGTTACTTCTGTAAAAGGTGAGGTAAAGGTTTCTGCAGATGTTGCTGAACAAACTGCGATAACTGTGAACTTAGGAGATAACGAAGAAATTACAAATAAGATTTCTGAATTTGAAGCTAAGAACATTGAATTATCAAACAAAATGTCTTTACTAGAAGAAGAATTGGTTTCTGCAAAAGGAAACAATGAAACTTTAACAGTAGAGGTTGAAGGTTTGAACGCAAAAATCAACAAAGCAGATGCTAAGGGTACAGAATTAGAAACTTCAGGCGACCCTTCTGTAGTTGAGAACAAAAAAGAAGATAGCGATACTAAGTTTTGGAATGGTATTGTATCAAAAATGAATTTAAAATAAAAATTAAAAAAAATAAGAAATGGCAAATGTAGCATTAGACGGAATTGGAGCAGGGTACAAAGGTACTTATGCATCCAAGATTTTATTAGAGCCTATGTTCCACTCAGATGATATTATGAGTAATTATACTATCTACCCTGCAGTGAAATTTAGACAAAACATAACATTAGCACCTGCTTTGAGCAGTATTACAGCAGTGCACTCAGGATGTGGAGTAACAAATACTTGCGACCCTGCAGGATTCTCTGTAACTCAGAAGAGCATTATGGTAGAGAATGTTTCTGTAAAACAAACTCAATGTTGGGATGAGTTTAAAGACCAAGTAATTGTAGAGTCTTACAGAAATGGAGTTAATATGCCTGATTTATCAGGAACTGACTTAGCTGAGGTTATCATTAACAGAGTAAGAAATGGTATTCAGTCTGATATGGTTAGAAATATGTGGGCAGGAGATAATGCAGCAGCAGTTGTAGCTATTGATTGTACTTACGCATCAATGGGTGATGGACTTTGGGTATCATTATCATTAGGAGCAGCAATTAACGGAACTCAAATGAGAGAAGTACAAGGAACTTTAGGTGCAGCAGCAGCTCAGTATGTTACTGTAGGAGCTACTTTACCTGCAGCAGATGCTGTTCTTATTTTAGAAGATGTTTACAATACTGCATCAGCAGCATTACAAGCAATCCCTGCATCAGAGAAAAGAATGTTTGTTTCTCCAAATGTATATAACGCATGGTATAGTGCATTAACTCAAGTTGCTTCAGCAGGTTCAGTTGATTACGGACACTCAGAAGCTCAAATGGGTAAACAAAGATTATACTTCAGAGGAGTAGAATTAGTACCTATGTATGAGTGGGATACAGCTTTAACTGCATTAGCAGGAGCTACTTTCCCTGCATTATTTACAGCAGCAGGAGCAGCGATTGATGCTACTTCAGGATGTATATATACAGCTAAAGCTAATTTATTTATTGGGACTGATGTAACAAATCCTGATAATGAGCTTAAGATGTTTTATGATGAGGTTTCAGAAAATATGTATATTAGAGCAGGATTCACTATGGGCTTCCAGTACGGATGGAACTCTTTAGTTAATGGAGCTGTTTTAGTAGACTAATACAACAATATGTAATAATAGAGGAGAGGGTGTAAAAATCTTCTCCTCTTAATTACTTTTAATAAATCAAAAAAATAAAATAAAATGGCAATAGATACAGGACTAGCGATTGTTTGTGCAGATTTGCAAGCAACTGGTGGTATAAAAAGAATTTTAATAAGAGCTTGGTCGGCTGATGATGTAGTTTTGTATGGTTCTACACCAACAACACATACTATTACAAGTATTAAAGATTTAGCAGCAGATGCTGCTTGGGGAGTTTATGAGTTCAAAAATGAAACTCCAGCATTAACTATTAGTGCAACTAAAGAAATGGGTTCAACTGCATTTGAATGTGGTTTATCTTTCTTCTTACCTAAATTAGAATATTTAAAATTCAATTTAGTACAGAGTATATTAAACTCTTGTTTAATGGTTATAGCAGTAGACACTAATGACAATGCATTTGTTTTAGGTGTTTCTGAGAAGTATGAAAATGAAAGCGTATCAAGTAGAAATCAAACTTATGCAAATTTAGCTACTGTTGAAGGTGGTACTGGTGCAGCTTATGCTGATGAAAGTGGATTTACTATTAGTTTAATGGCAAGACAATTTGAAATGCCTAGACAATATGTTCCTTCTGGAACAGGTATTGAAATTGCTGCTAGTGGTTTAACTGCAACAACTGATTAATAATTAAAGATATATTTTTAGGTTGGACTTGTTTCGTAAAAAGTTTATAACCTTTTCCTATTAATATCTTTCTAATAATATGTGTGATTGTGGTCAAAAAGTTGTAAATTACACGCACTTAAATATATATACACTTATGGCAAAATACAAAGCAAAGAAAGAGGTTGTTGTTATTAGGGATGGAGCGACCTATGTACTTAAAAAGTCATCACAAGAAGAATTAGCATATTTATATGAAGATTTAGGATTGACTAAATTAGTAGAAAAATTATCAACTATAAAAACTGAAGATGAGCCAAAAAAAGAAAGTAAAAGGAACAGCAAAAACAAATCTTCAGACTCAAAAGAGTAATACTTTTGAATTTGGGGTTTTTAATTTATCAGTACCTCAAAACATTGAAGAACCTCAAGATTTATCTGAAATTAGGACTAAGTTTATACCATTTGGTAGCAACAACTTATTTCCTCAGTACTTAGCAGAGTTAGGGAGAAAGAGTAGTACCCATAGAAGTGTATTGGCTCAAAAGACAATATTTACTAGTGGAGCTAAGTTTGTTAGCAATGATGATGCAATTTCAGAATACATAAAAGATGTTAATGCTGATGGAGAGTCATTGAGAATGATTTTCAAGAAATTAGCATCAGATTATTATACATTTGGAAATGCCTACTTAGAGGGTGTTTTATATGATGGTGGAATGAATCTATACCATATAGATGCAACTACTGTTAGAATGTCTAAAAACAAGAAAGAAGCGTATATACATCCAGATTGGGCTAAGTACAGTACAATGAAAGATGATATGAGTATAATTCCTATCTATCCAGAAGTTCGTGAGAATAGATTTATACTTCAATTTAAAGATTATGAGCCTACTTTCTCATTTTACGGATTACCAGACTATGTTGCTGCATTAGAGCATATTGCTGTTGATTATGAGATTGGAAAATGGAATCACACAAAATTTAAGAATGGCTTTCAACCATCTGCAATCGTTGAGATTAGTGGAGATATGGGAGAGGAGGAAGCAAAGAAATTAGTACACGAAGCACAGAAAAAGTTTGTTGGAGATGGGAATAATGGTAAGATTATGTTTATCGTTAAGAATGGAGATACTTCTGCTGCTAATGTTTCTATAATAAAAGATGACCAAGAAGGTAGTTGGATAGACTTACAGAGAATAACTGACCAAAACATTGTAACTGCTCATAGATGGCAACCATCATTAAGTGGTTTAGTTTCAAGTGGAAAGATGAATAATACAGGTAGTGAGATTAGAATTGCTTATGATTTGGCAATGACTACTGTAATTAAAGATACTTCTGATTTACTATTAGATGGAATTAAGAATTTAATGTATAACGAGTTAGGTTTTTTACCTCAAGATTTAATGATTCACTATGAGCCACCAATTAGTTTTGCTACTCAGATTGACCCATCTAAAATACTTACAATAAACGAACAAAGAAGATTGTTAGATGAGGATTTACCTATGCTTGAAGAAGGTGATATGTTCTTGACTGATAGAGAGCAAATTATTGTAACTAAAGATATTGATGGTGATGGAGTTGGAGATGATAAAGCAGGTGATTTAACAGTAACTGAAAAAGAAGATTAACTATGGCAAACACAAATCAATACAAAACACTAGCAACTTCAGAAGAAGTTATAAGTAATAGTTTTACTAATGCTAATACTGACCCAGCTTTAGTTTCTACTAACTCTATATTACTTTCTGAGCTAGCACACTTAAAGACTGCTATTGGCACTAAGTTTTACGAGGAGTTAAAGACACAGAATAATGTTGGTAATTTTCCAACAGTAGGAGGTCTTACACAAGCTAATCAAACTCTAATGGATGATTTCTTAATTAGAACATTATGTTGGTTTGCTAGATTTGAGGTTATCAATGAAGTTCAGATGAATAGTACAAGTATGGGTATTGTAAATAATATTGATGAGTTTTCTAATGTGATTGACCCTTCAGAATTAAATGTTTATAAGCAAGATACTTATAGAAAGGCAGAGATTTACTTACAAGATATGTTAGGATTCCTAAATGATTCCGATAATAGTGCTGATTACCCTACATATACAGCTAACGCACCTTGCAATATAAGTACATATAAAAATCATGGTATAATAATGTATGATAGTATATACACAAAAAATATTAGAGATTACAGATATAATCGTTATATAAATTATTATCAATAAATTTACAATAAATATATAAATTATGGCTGCAAACGAACATAAGAATTTAACTGATATAAATAGGCATAATCCTAAAGGGTTTGAAACTGCTATTAATGAAACTACATTAGTTAAGGGAGCTGGTAGTTCACCTACTGGTACTGATGGTAATTTAATTTGGCAGAGTAAATCTCTTATGGGTGTAACTAACTATAAGATGCAAGGATTTACAACTTCTGGTATTACTAACTATGCTCATGGAGAGGATGTAAATGACAGTAAATCTCCTTATGAGATGGTAGTTGATTATGGCTCTAGTACTGTTAGTTCAGGCAGTTTAACTCCAACAAAGTTTTTTAGAATAGGTCAGGGTTGTGTAATTCCTGAAGCTTCTACAGTTACTTCTATTAGTGGATGGATTACAGTTAGCACCAATAATACTGTAACTATAGCTTTATGTAAGATAACTCCAGTAGAAGATGCTTCTGCTGCTGTTGTTCCTATTGTGATTGATGAAATTGCAATAACAGGACTTAATAGCAATGATAAGGGTGTTAGGATAAATGAAACAACAATAACAACTGATACATTAGCTGCAGGAGATATTATTTTTCCAATGATTAAAGTATCTGTAGCAGGTTCTGGAATTTATATGAATTTAATCATGCAAACAACTACATATTAATGACAACTAAAGAAGAATTAGTTTCAATGAAGAAAGATATAAGTGCGATAAATGGCAAGATGGATAGTATAGATTCAAAATTAGATATGCTTACTGAGAAGTTATTAAATCCAGACACAGGAGTTACAGCTAGAGTAAATAGGAATACTTCAATGAGGAAGGTTTTAGTAAAAGCAATGTGGGTTATTTATGGTATTACAATAGGAGCAATGATAAAAATATTTACAACTTAAAAAATAAAACAAAATGGCAACAACAATAGTACCATCAGACTTAATAGTAACAATTACAGAAACATATAATGTTAATGGAGTTGCTTATGGAAATACAATGAACAAGACATATACTAGTAATGGGCAGGTTTCTCAAAGAGTTATGAGTATCACTGCTGATTCTGATAGAACAATTTTTATAGATATATTAGCCCTAGGAACTGCAGATGGTCAAGGAACTGTAGTTGAAGCAGATTATAAGTATTTTAGAATTACAAATTTAGATACTGTCAATACACTATACCTTAGAATTTATAATGATACGGACTATATGGCATTTGAAGTAGCTCCTGCAAGTAGTTTCTTACTTATGGATTCAGGTACTGATTCTCCAGCTACAAGTACAACAGCGATAGTATTTTCTGATATTACAAAAATAGTAGGACAATCAAGTTCTACTACAGAGTCTATAGATGTTGAGTTTGTAATGGTTACAACTTAAAATATCATTAATTAAAATTAAAAAATAGAAATTATGCCTTGCGAACAATGCGATAACGGATTATACAAATGGGGAGAAACAGGAGCGTGTTTATATGAAACTCTTGAAGATTGTCAATTAGCAAATGATGAAATTGAACCTGCTTATGGAAAGCCTGTAGACTTTACTATGCACTTTACTAAAGAACAAATGAGAAAACTTCATGAAGAAGGAGAAGTTCTTATTGATGTTGAAGGTAGTGAGGAGGGAGAAACAATGAATATATTATTCACTTATGATGCGGAAAGAGAAGAAGAGGAAGAAGAAATTAAAGATATGTTTGGTGAATATTTTGACAAGGTTATTAAAAATCTTAAAAAATAAAAACTTTATGACTTTAGATTACTTCAAGGAAAGCGAGTTTACTTGTAAGTGTGGGTGTGGTGAAACTGTTATAAGCAGACAACTTCTTGAAATGCTAGATGAGGCTAGAGATTTTGCAAAGACTCCATTTGTTATTACAAGTGGATATAGATGTAAGAAACATCCTGAATCAATTAAGAATCCGACATCATCACATATAAAAGGATTGGCAGTAGATATTAAATGCACAAACAGTAAGAAAAGAGCTATCATTATTGATGCTTTAGGATATGTAGGGTTTAAAAGATTTGGAATATCAGACACCTTTATACATACCGACATAGATGAGAAAAAATCAAATCCAGCGATTTGGTTATATTAATTAATAAATTAACTTAAATATATATTATGAATTTTATTACAGAAAATTGGCTAGAGTTATTAGTAGGATTAATGGCAGCAGCAAAGGTTGTTACAAACTTAACACCTTCAGATAAGGATAACAGAATTTTTGGATGGATAGACACAGTTATTGATGCTCTTATTCCTAACTACCCAAAGAAGAAATAGTGTTTCAGAAATGGATAGGGTCTATGCTAATGAAGGGAGGCATAACACCAATAACTGAATTACTAAAAGCAGTAAAAGAGTTATTTACGGACACAAAAGGCAAGTGGAGTAGCAAGAGAACAATCAGTGGTGTGATAGTTTTAGCTGCAAGTTTATATATAGAAAAGAATGGCATTGATACTAATGCTTTGATATTGACTGGATTAGGGATTCTTCCATTATGCTTTTCAGTATTTGAAAAAAATATTGTTAATTGTGATGGTAGTTGTAAGAAATAAGTATCTTTGCGTTAAGATTTAGATAGGGTTGTGCCTATCTTTGTTTCATTGTTTATAGTTTTCAAGAGTGGGATGTTCAAAAACATCTCACTTTTGTATTATATAGACTTTTTTATTTGTATGTTTGTTGCTTAATAACTAATACTATAGATATGAGCAAAGACAAAAGAGATAACCGAATGAGGCTTACAGCACAGGAGGTGGACTTAGTCAGAGAAGATAGGGCAGAGTCAAACACTAACACGAATGGCAACACTGCATTAGATATTAATTTATCAGAAAGAGGTATAGACAAGAAAGATGTGGTATCTGTAAAACATTGGCAGTCTGCTAGTGGTGAATTTAGATTTAGCATTGTAACTAAAGAGGATTTAAGTGCAGATAAGAATGAAATCTTAGATACAATTAGTAATTTCATAGAGAAGCACTCTCCTCATTACCCTTCAGTAAAGAGAACAACTAAGCAGAATAATCACTTGTTAGTAATAAATCCTGCAGATATTCATATAGGTAAATATGCTAATCATCTTGAAACTGGTGATGGTTATAATGTAGAGATTGCTTGTGAGAGGGTGTTAGAGGGTCTACAAGGGCTTATAGATAAATCTCAAGGCTTTGAGGTGGATAGGGTTTTATTTTGCATAGGGAACGATATTCTGCATATAGATAATGTTTACAATACAACTACAGC